TGCCGGGACTTCTGTGACCGCCACAAAATCCGCGTGGTGGAAGTCTACGCAGACCGCGCCACATCAGCCAGCAAAGACATTGAGAAGCGCGTGAACTTCCTCAAGATGATAAAGGACTCTGAGAAGCATACCTTTGATGCAGTCATCGTCTATAAGCTGGACAGGTTCTCCCGCTCCCGCTATGACAGTGCCAACTACAAATACAAACTCAAGAGGAACGGTGTGCAGCTTATCTCTGCCACGGAGAATATCAGCAATGACCCAGAGGGTATCATCCTTGAGTCCGTCCTTGAGGGCATGGCTGAGTTCTACAGCGCGGAACTCTCCCAGAAGATAAACCGTGGACTTAGAGAGTCAGCATACAAACATAACTCTCTGGGCGGTCAGATACCACTGGGCTACAAAACGGAAGGTAAGAAGCTGGTCATTGATGAAGCCACTGCCCACATCGTCCGGGAAGCCTTTGAGATGTACGCAGAGGGTCACAGCGTAGCGGATATATGCCGTACCTTCAATGCCAAAGGCTACAAGACCTCAAAGGGTACGCGCTTCGGTAAGAGTTCGTTCAGCAAAATCTTCCGTAATGAGAGGTACTTAGGTGTGTACCAGTACCATGAGTACCGCGTGGAGGACGGGATACCAGCCATCATTGACCGCAAGCTGTATGACCAGGTACAGGCAAGGCTAAAGACCGTTGCCAAAGCCCCTGCCCGTAATAAGGCAAAGTACCTTTACCTTCTCTCTGGCAAGCTGTACTGCGGTCACTGTGAGTCTAAGATGAACGGCAGCACCAACCTTAACGGGTACTCCTACTATGAGTGCTACGGAAAGAAAAACCTCCACAAAGACTGCCACAAGAAGAACCTGCGGAAAGACTTCATAGAGGATGTAGTAGTCCGTGACGCTCTGTCACTGCTCACGGATGAAAATATTCAGACCATTGCAGAGGTAGCAGTTCAAGCCAATACACATGAGATGGAGGTTACCACCAACATTCCTACTCTCCGTGGCAGACTGCATGAAACAAAGGTATCTCTTGACAACCTCACCAAAGCCATTGAGTCAGGTCTTACCCCGGATACCCTTATCAAGCGCATGGTGGAGTTGGAGAAGGAAAAGAAGATTATTGAAAACGAACTCAGGAATGAGGAAAAGGGTGTAGTCTATCTGGACAAGGAACAGGTCATCTTCTGGCTTGAACAGTTCAAGGACGGCAGCATTGATGACCCTGACTTCTGTAGGTTACTGGTAGACCTGTTCGTGAACTCCGTCACCGTATGGGATGAAGAAGATGACCAGTTCACCATTACCATTGCCTACAACCTGACTTCCCTGAAAAACAAAACGTACCGCCTTACAAAAGGCGGTACGCCGTTGTCGGATTTCAACCTCAATCCTCAACCATTGAGTTCAAATCCGATAATTCATGGAACCCTTATGGTTCATACCATTGCAACCCAGTGTCCACCCTCAAAACGGGGCAGACCACCGCTTAATCGTCAGTGTCAGGAATTTTAAGAACCTGACCGGGATAGATGGTGTCACTGCTCAGACCGTTCATGGTCTTAATCTCAGTGTACCTCTGACCCTTGCCCAGAAATTTGACGGCAATCTTCCACAGGGAGTCACCAGCCTTGACCGTGTAGGACACGTAGTCAGGTTCATCCTGTTCAGGGGTAGTGGCTACTACCACGCCGCCCTTCTGAGTAGTGATGTACGCATCTGCAAAGCCAGCGGCTTTCACGCGGGTAAGCTGTGCATCAGCATTGGTCTTGATACTGTACGCGCCAATCTGAACCTTGTAGAGGTCATCTACCTGGGTAATCAGTGCGTCAAAGCCCTTTTCCTGAACAGCGGCAAGCTGACGGTTGGCATTGGAACGCTTAGAGAACGCGCCCACCTGCACACGATACAGAACAGCAGCTTCTACGGCTTCATCTTCCTTTTCGTCCGCGTACTTATCGTAGTAGGTCTGACCGTAACCAGCGCGGCGGTTCTGAGCGGTCACACTCTGGTCAGCAGGACGCTCATAGCCAGTGAGGATTGCATTGGACGCAGCCAGTACGGAAGTGGCACTGTTCAGTACCTTCATTACAGAGGTATAAGCCTGCAACTCCTTCCACATGAAATCAAGCTGCATACCCAGGTCACCAATAGACTTGCCCACGCTCTGCGCGTATTCCAGAAGTGCCTGCTTGCGGCTCCAATACGTCCACTGTGCCAGACCGTAGCCTGCGGAGTCCTTGATGAAGTTATCGTAGGAACCGTTGTCCACGGCAGCAGTGTAGCCAGCATCGGTATAGCCCAGCTTCTTTTCATAGGTATTCTGCAAGTTGGTAGGCTTGAAAGCAGACTCCGCATACAGGTTACCCATGATGCCTGCAACGGCAAAGTCATTCAGACCCTTGCCCTTGAAGAAGTTCCAGATAGTACCCGGCACATCATCCGCAGCAGGCGCGGTCACTTCCGGGGCAGAAGGAGCGGGAGTTACCTGCTCCACTGCACCCAGGATTTCATTCACCTTCGCCGCAATATCGCTGTGACGCTCATACAGATACTCGCCGGGACAAGCCTTATTCGCAAACCAGCGATGGACAGTCATATTCTGCTTGTCCACCTTACCGATAAGGGACTTGTCTGCTTTCCACAGGAGTTTCTTGATACCATTACGCTTGCAAATATCAGCAACCAGCTTGATAAGTGCATTGTAGGCAGCATCGGTCACTGCGTAAGGGTGAGTAGTATCACTGGCAACCTCAATGGTGATAGCGCGGTTGTCATTGTCGCGGGAGGAAGTACACCAGCTGCGGTCTTTCTCGTCCACAGACAGACCGATGGAACCATCCTTGCCAACTACGTAGTTGGCAGAACAGTCACGGTCAGTAGTAGCAAAGTAGTCACAGCCCTGCTTCGCCGTCCACTGTCCCACGATACAGTGAATGGTGATGGTGTCAATCGCGTGGTTACGCGGACTGCTCTTTTTCGGAGAAATCCGCGTATAGGTTGCAAGGGAACTGTTACTCATGGCTTAACCCTCCTTCTTAGGAGCGGTGTAAGTCATAGCCTGCGCGGAGTCACCCACACCAGCAGTAGTAGGGTCAGTGACGATACCCAGAATAGCCAGCACTGCGAACAGCGCATTGACCACTTCCAGCAGCTTGTTACCCAGGTCACCCAGGTCAAGGGTGAAGCCAAAGACGTTGCCCACAACCTGCACCAGAAGCAGGATAGCGGGAATGATAGCCAGCCAGAAATTCTTGTTCTTGATACGAACCATCCAGTTAATGTTAGTCATTTTTTGTACCTCCTATGTACTTTCGTGTTTATTCATGGTGGATGGTGTTGTGACCATCCAGACCATCAAGACGGTGGTGGGCAGACTTCGTAGACTGCTCCACAATAATCAGCCTATCCCTCAAGTCCTGAATATCGTTACGCATGTTACGCATATCAGACTTAATCTCATTTACGCCATTATTGATATTCTCCAACTTCACAATGAGGGTAGTCATTTCAGACGCTTCCTTCTTATCATCGGTAGCGTTACCCCTGCGGATACTCACGATTGCCACAACGATAGCTACAACCAGGGACAGGAAGGAAATGAGAATAGGGATGTCAACCTGCATTGTTTTGTTCTCCTTCTTGTACCGTTAGTAGTTAATCGCTTTTCACAGTGAAATGCGCCGGGATTTCATGGGGCTTGAAAAGCATATCAGGAATTGCCTGAATACACTCATAGGTCAAGCCGTCATCAGGGTCACGTACCAACATGCCTACATCCGCAGCCATGTTGTAGGTGTAGGGGTAAACGCCGTCAGCATCAGGGTTAGGTCTTGCACCATACAGTGCTTCCGTACCCTGAGAGAAGGGCAACCAATGACTCTGAGAAGTATGCGCCTGCTTTACAAAGCCCATATTGCCGTTGTAAGAAAACAGGTCATTCTTCGCATAATCGTGGTTGGGTTCCCATTCATCCATACCGCCAGCGAATACGCCGCTGTCAGCGGCAGGCGCGGTATCCATCTCAGCACAATACAGCTTGACCTGTTTTGCGCCTGCATCCACCAAACCATTGATACGCTTCGTGGTCTGCGCCTTAATGGTGTTTGCCTGTGCGATAAAATCAGTCCTCATTAGTGTTCACCCCCAAAATTTCCAGGGCAGCTTTCATGTCCTGTACCAGACTTGCGCCCTCGTTTACTTCCAGAGTTCTGCCCGTAATCAGCCAGTCACTCAGGTTTGCTTCAATGTCCTCCTGCAAGCCCTCACGGTCTTTCAGCAGGAACACATATTCATCGTACTCATACATGGTTACAGCCTGTTCGGTCATGCTGTCCACCACGGAAACTTCCTTGATGTTCTCACGCAGTCGGACTTCAACCTGACCCGGCACAGGATTGTAGGGTTCCACAGTAAGTGCAGCGGGTATCATGTTTCCTCTTACTCTCATTGCTCACTACCTCCTTTAGTTTCTTGATGTTCACTGTGTCATAGTATTTCCGCTTCATACCGTAAGAGTTGGTATGTTTGAAACATGCGCTCCGGGACAGGAACCCAGCAGCCATCCTATACGGTACTGGCAGGTTCGCCCTCTGTAGTTTCCGAATACGTCTGCTCTGACGCATCAAAGCAAGCGCACGTCTTTTGCGGATTGTGGTGTAACCCCTCCCGAAACACCGTCCCACAAAGTCAATCTTTCGACCCCTCCCATACTGCTGTATGCGGAATAACTGGTAATCGGGCTTGATAGTCATGCCCAACCTCTCCACGTATTCCTTGACTGCATACAACGCCTTGCGTAATTTCTTCTTGTTATTGTCAATCAGTACCAGGTCATCAGCGTAACGGACGTAGTACCGCACACCCATTTCCTGTTTGATGAACCAATCCAACGGTTGTAAGAAGAACTCCGCAAGCCAGGGTGAAGTGTAGTTGCCTATGGGAAGTCCCGGCGAATGGGAGTCAATCACCTTGTCGATGATAGCCAAAGCCTTTTCGTCCTTGAATTTCTCACGCAGACGGGCTTTCAGCCTGTCATGGGGAATGGAGGGATAGAACTTTCGTATATCCATCTTCACGCAATACTTAGCGTGTTTCAAATCCCGCATGGTTGCCCGTTCCACACCTTTACAGGCATGGTCTATGCCCCGTCCGGGAATATTGGCACAACTCCAATGGTACGCAGACTTCATAAAGATAGGTTGTACCACTCTTACAATCGCGTGGTGGGCGCACTGGTCAGGGTAGAAGTTCGGGATTTGTAGTTCCCTCTGCTTCCCGGACAGACCGTCCTGTATCACGCGGGTTGTGTATGGAGTCAGGAAGTCCAGCCGTTGAAGCCTTTCGGATAAATCCGCAGCGTAGTCATCTACATGCTCCAATACCTTCTGAACCATCCTTCGCTTCATCTTCCCTTTGGAAGCGTTAATGATAGCTTGTCTGCAATTCTCTACAGACACTATCTGTTCATAAAGATAGCCAATTCGTTTCATGCTTTTGTTTCTTATAGAGCGTTCAAGAAAGACTTACTAACTCTATCCCTCCAAACAAATTTTTTACCAATGGGTAAGGCGAAACAGTAATTTTTATTTCACAGAGAACATTTAACAAAAGTAGGCGGGAACCCGTGTTCGCGTTAGAGTTGGACGAGTCATTGTTCAGATTAGCCGTAAACAGCCCATCAATAGAGCCATTATTCCAATTACCGCCGTGTTTGAACACCCGCTTTACTGTTCGCCCATAAATTTATGAGTATGTGTTTAACCAGCTTTATGTGGGGGAGAAATCCCCCACACCCCCTTTAGGAGGGGATATAAAGCAGGCGGGAACCCGTGTACGCGTAAGAGCCGGACGAGTCAAGGTTCAGACCAGCCGCAAACAGCCCATCAATAGAGCCATTATCCCAATAACCGCCGTGTCTGAACACCCGCCATCCAGTGCTCGACCAGCAGCCGTCACACTGATAGGTGGTTTCACTACCACTGCCTGCGGCAGACGGCAGCATCACATGAGGATTGTTGCCCGTGTCAAGACCCTCTGCGGAGATGTAAGACGAACTCCAATTCGTTGCACCCGTAAAGGACAACTTAGTGTAGTTCGTAGCGGTATCATCAGCGTACTTAGACGGGTCATTGCAGACGTAATACTCACCATTATTGAAGTTCACGCCGTCAACCCACTCCCAGACATTACCCCAGAAGCCCTCAATGCCACGCCATACAACGTCCACCTTACCGTCAGTACCCGCAGGTCTGCCAGTCAGGTTCGGTACGCTGTCACAGCTACCCGTCTTAGTGGCGGCACTGTTACCATCGCAGTAACCTCTACCAATCGCAGCCTGCACATTATTGGTTGCGAACTCAACCAGAATGAGCATCTGGATAGCGGAAACAGCAGCAATGTCAATCAGACTCCAACCAGTACCCTTCGCTTTCGCATTGGTACGGAAGGTTGCGCGGGTCTGAGTTGCCTGCGGTGCAGCACCCGTTACGGACTTGTTATTGCTGGAAGTTTTGTATGCACCAACGTAGGCACATTCACTCTCCACGCCACCGTGGTTAAACAGCGGATGCAGAGTAAAACCAGCAGTTGCCTTATCCGCAATCTTGATATGCTCCACGTTACCTTCCTTGTAGCGGCGATAGTAGAACTTCGGGATTTTGACCATCACATCCGTACCGATGGTTTCACGGGTGATACCGCTCCACGGCATACAGTTGTCAAAATCACTTGCACCTGCGGTAGTACCCACGGATGCAGTAGCGGTCTTGCCAACGGACAGTTCAGTTCGCGCCCAGGCAGGGGAAGTGGAGGTCACGTCACGGCTGATACCATAGATTTTCACGAAAGAGAGTTCCACGCTCTCACTCTGACCATCCGTAAGGATAGTGACGGTAGTGGACTCACTTTCATCACCATCCGCAGCCTTGATAGTCCATGCGCCTACCTTGTGAACCTTGAACTGGTATGCACCAGTGGTGGTTTCCGCAGTGTACTTCACACCGTCACATTCACATGTCAGGGTTGCACCTTCGGGGTAGGTTACGTCAATGGTAGCCGTAAAGTAGTAATAGGTAGCTTCGTAGGAAGTAACCGCGCCAGCCACGGATACTTTAGACTCCGTGTTAGCAGGCTTAGAGTAGCCGTCAGCACTTCCGTACTCAATGTGGTAGGTATCACCGATAGGAACGGTGAACTTCGCCACCTTATTTGCCGGGGACAGTGCCACGGTCTTAGTTGCCGTACCGTCAGTTTCATCCACGCAGGTCACGTTGACCGTGGTGAACGCACTGGGGTCATCAATCTCAATGGTTACAGTCACCTGCTCACCATCAGCGGGAGTACCCGTAGTACGGTTCGCTTCATTACTGGACTGATTAAATACACCCTGAGAGGAATAAGGGAACGCAGAGAAGAAATACTCCTGACCCTCTACCAGACCTTCCACAGCGAAAGCGTCTGTCACGTACTTGCCCAGTTCCGTGTTGTTGACCACCAGTTCACCGTCAGCAGGGTTCGCAGGATAGTGGTCAGTTGCCATACGAACCATAACGCCGCCTACGGAACAAATCAGGTTACCGTCAGAATAGCTATCTTCGGGTTCCTGAAACTTCAAACCAATACTGGTTTTAGAGATTGCGAAAGCGGAAAACGCTCTCATGTTATTAGGGGCTTGACCTGTTTTCTGTAACAGTTCATTGACCACCCATTTTGCTTCTGCCCAAGACATTACTTCACGTCCTCCTTAATGTTTAATCCGTCATCACTGAATGTGACGGTCTTAGTAAGTTTCAGCACTTCGTTCTCATAAAGCCGCTGAACGATGGTTCCGTCATCGTTGAACTCCGTGACAATCTTCTTGTCACCATCTACTTCCTCAATGCTTTTACCGTCCTCTGCGAACTGAGTATCGCGGGGATTGAACCCATCAGTCTTAACATCCAGACTTTCAATCTCAGTCAGCAGGTTACCCGCAACATCCCCGGAAAGCTGACCTTTGACCAATTCAAACCAGGTATTGAACAACTGCTCCTGCTGCTGCTCAAACTCTGTGATTTCAGTCCGATAGTCAGTCTTGATGGTTTCCAGGGTTTCATCGCCCTCTTTTTCCAAAGCGGCAATGTACGCATCAAAGTCCTCCGCAGTCTGGTCAGCTTTCGCAGTGAAAGCTGTCTGCTGCACAGTGAAGTAGTTCTGGAACGCCGTGTACAGGTCAGTGCCGTTTTCCACCATAGACATAATCACGTTCAGGGCTTCATTCATGCGGTTAGCATCCTTCGCACCAAAGAACGAATTATCCCGGTTGGTGTACTGGGTCACATCCTGAAAAGATACAGTACCGTCCTCATTGGTGATTTCCTGATACTTTTTCAGTCCGTTCCACACAGCGTCCGTGTAGTTAGTCGGTAACAGTTCCCAAGCCATTTACAAACTTCCTCCCTTCATACCAAAGTTCCATGTGAACATCCTCCTTCCATACGTCTGATTATTCAGCTTGTCATACAGGTCAAGGATTGCCCCTTCCAATCGGTTGAGGTCAGCAAAGTTCATGGTGTTGCCATTTTCAATATAGGAAGGGGTAGACCCGTAAGACCTTTTAAGCGTATTGGAATTGATGGTGTTCAGGTTCGCTTCCATCTGATTGATTTCATCAGCATAGAAGTAATCTCTGGGGGTACGGTCATCGCCCAGGGATACAATGGAGAACTCCGCATACAGCTTGATAGCCATATCCCGCAAGTATTCCAGATTGTTCTTGATACGGTTGAAATCCGCAGCGTTGAAGCGGTCACCCGTATAAACGCCGTTTTCATCCACCCTACCGTACCAGTCGGTTTTCGGTGTTTCCCAAGCCATGTTATCCCTCCACTCTCCGGGCAGTGATTTTTCCAGAGAAGGACTGGTTGAAGTTGAGCGTTGCCCGGTAAATCGTCACCTTCATGTTGTCGCGGAACTCGTTTTCCTGATACACAATGTCATTCACATCCAGTTCAGGATTGCCACGGGTACTGTACTCATACTCAATACCTGCGGTGTAGTAATCACTAATCCAGTCGGCAAGGTCATTCGCCATTGCAATATCCGAAATAAGCGGGTTTTCCCACTTGACGGTCTTACCGCGCAAATTGAGTGTCCTGACCACGTACTGTTCCGCGATTTTGTAACGGTAGCCCCGGACTTCCAGCGTGTATGCGCCAGATACCTTGTACTGAACGGTAACATAGTAGTTGCCCCATTCCAGAACATCAGCCATACCTTCCTGTTCATCCAGCAATGCGTAGTAGCCGTAAGAAGGGTCTTGCACGTAATAGGTGACAATCTGTCCTTCCGTTACCTCCACGTTCTCATATACCAGACTCTCAAGGTGGTTGCTCTGCTGGTAGGTGTAGCAAGGAACAATGACCTCTTTGACCAACTCCTGCTTAATGGCTTTAGGAGAGGAAGTCATGTCCTTCTTCGTGATGGTGAAGTTTGCTACATCACCAAAGCTGAAATGGTGAACCACAATGCGGTTGTAAGGTTCAGCAGTCCCGGTGAACTCAATCTCCATCTTGTCAAGGTCATCAAACTCATGGAGGATGACCATATCCTGTTCAATGGTTTCAGTCACCACGTATTCCTCTACAAGTTCCCCGGTATTGTAGCTTCGCATGATAATCCCAGACGGGAGTACGTTGCCGAACTCAAGCCGTACACCGTGATACATGCAGATAGCTTCCTGGGTCACAATCAGCATAGGGTTGGTTGCGAACTTGCCCTCTGCGTCAGACTGTTCTTTGGACACAAAGCCCGTATTCAGGTTCATATCACCTTCATTGCGGGGAAGGAAGAACATACCGCCATCCACCACGGTATAACCTGTAGCCAGCGTTGCGTACTCACTCTTAGGTTCGCCGTTGAGGATGTTGCTCACTTTGGAATAAGGGGCTTCGCCATTGCTGGATACCGCTGCTTCCGGGTTGAAGTTGGATTTAATCTGTACCGCGCCATCTCTGGACTGGGACAGAACGCAGCGGCAGGCGTTGGCAATAATCTGTAGTGCTTCCTTATGCTTCACACGGGGCATAGGGTTCTTCGTGTAGAGTTTCTTCAAGCGGGGGTCAATGTAGTAATTGGTCAACCCCGCTTCGGTCATAATCTCTACAGCCAGGTCAAAGTAGTTCCTGCCAGCAGGAGCGTACATGCCCTTGTGGTACTCCGTATCCATGCTTCGGAACACGTCTTGACAACGAATAGTAGCCGTGTAGTCATCAGACTCCCACTCCGAACAGATAAGGTGGTTGCCCTTAATCCATTCGATTTCACCGCCGTCAGGCAACTGGTAGCCGTAGTACACATCCATTTCCTGTCCCGTTTCAAGGAAGTTGATAGCGGAACGGGGGTTATCTACGTTGAAATACTTATCGTAGTTTTTCAGCGTAACCGTGAAGTCAATCTGAGGAATGTCCGCACCGATAGGCGATACATAGCTTTCCAGACTGGAACCCATCACGGAGTCATTGTAGTAGACCAGACCATAGCCGAAACGGATAGAGTAGATACGCAGTCGGGACTGCGGGTTCTTCATACGATAGAATGTCAGCGTCAGTGCGGAAGTGCTTTCAAAGACTTCTTCCGTAGTAAACATCTGCTGGTCATTCCCTCGAAACTCAACACACTGTCCCCGGTCACTCTCAATGTCGAAATCTACAGGGTAGTTCTCTCCGAAATTGATTGTGATGCCCTTGAAATCGGTAGGGATGATGTTGAGGTTGATAGTTACAGAAACAGCACCATCCGAAATCAGGTTGCTGCTGGTAATGCCCGTATCGTAAAAACCACCGATTGCCTTATCACTTCGGGGAAGGAAGAACATGGAACCATCAACCCGCGTGAAGTTTTCCTCAAGCGTGGCATAGGTTGTGCTGTCCGTCCTCTCCCCGAAAATATTGCTGGTGTTGCTGAACTTCGTAAAGTCCCCATCCTGAATACGGGCTTTCGCCTGTGCTTCCTGATTGATAAGACCGAAAGATAACATGATATATCCGCGTTCACGGAGAGTCTGTTTCATGCTTTTCTTATAAGCGTCAGATACTTTTTGCATGTCATCACTCTCCCACATCAATCAGGTTCACACGGCAGTTACGGTAGTGGGTAGGCATGTCGTTACCATCCACGTAGTACGGTTCCGCAGTTCGGTCACCAGGGTACATCTTGAGAGTGATACGCCTGTTTGTTACCGGGTCAGGGAACGTAACATATACAAAGAAGTTAGAGAGGATACTTAATATCCTGCTCCATTCCTCTGCGGTCAGCCATGTCCACTCAAGTTCGTTCAGCTTGTACTGGTCACGCCCGATACGCTGACCAACTACAGTGCCGTTAGCGTCACGTCCTGCGTCAACAATCGTAGTGACGATAGGCGCAACCCCGCGCTTCGGGGACGGCAGTTCATAGCCGTTAATTGCGATATAAGCCATAATCTCCATCCTCCTTTACTTCACGAACTTAAAGCCATCTGCTTTTTCCTGAGTCACAACCGCATCCTTGATGGTCTTGTTACCAATCTGAACAACGGTTTCTTTGCTGACCAGTCGCAGCAGAAGGTCATTCTGTTCCCGCAGCAGTTCATTTTGTCTTGCAGTTGCTTCATATACACCATCTCGGACTCCATCCTTGATTTGGTCAGCGGTTACAGCACCGCCAAGTTCAGAACCTACACGGCTTCCCACAGCTTCCACCCAACTGTTCACGCCTGCCACCGCGTATGCTTCGCGGGTAGTCATTCCTTCATAGAGGGAATTTGCCGTCATAAGCATTGCAGAGATAACAGCGTTAGTACAGGTGGTCAAATGGACATTGACCGCGTTCCAGTACCCAGCGAACTGACCCATGCCGTCCACAATGGAACGGTGCATGACCTGTCCTAACTGGGACTTGTTCAGAACTTCCGTCCTACCATTCACGTGTCCAACCAGTTCCGCACCAGACTCACCAGCCACGAACATGCTACCGTGTGCGTTCAGCGTACCGCCTGCGTACTTAGGAATGTTGCCCCACATTTCCGCAAAGCTACCGTTGATTGCACCACCAGACGCGAACATCTTCACGCCGCCGTTTGCACCCACGATACCGCCGTCAGCCAGTCCAAAGAAGGACTTGATAGAACTCCAACCACTCTTAAACAGGGAGATACCAACCGATACGCTATTACCAATCCAAGAGGAAAGAGAACTCCATCCGCTCTTGAACAGACTTACGCCCACGGAAATCACGTCACAGTTGACCCAACTCTTGACGGTAGACCAACCAGACTTCGCAAGGGCGATAAGCTGACTGATAACAGGTAGCGCACCAATCCAGTTCTTAACTGTAGTCCATCCACTCTTTAATAGGCTAATGCCCTGAGAGATGACAGGCAGCGAACCAATCCAGTTTTTTACAGTAGTCCAACCGTTCTTAATAAGACTGATACCCTGGTTGATGATAGGTAGATTGCCAATCCACGCCTTGACCGTAGTCCAGCCACTCTTAATGAGGTTGATAGCCTGACTGATAACCGGGATGGTTCCAATCCACGCCTTGACCGTAGTCCAACCCTGCTTGATAAGGGAGATGGTCTGACTCAGAGTAGGCAGATGACCAATCCAGCCTTTCACGGTACTCCATCCCTGCTTGAGAAGGGAGATGCCCTGAGAAATGACCGGGATTTCACCAATCCAGGTCTTTACTGTAGTCCAGCCCTCTTTCACAAGGCTTACCGCAGCGGACAGGTCTACACCGTTTTCGGAAATACCACTCCACCACTTACATACATCGTCCCACCAGTCGGCTGCTGTATTAGCAACACCCACTGCGAACTCCACCACGGGGCTTTCGTTGAAAGCCTGAATGATAGGTTGGAATACGTGGGTATTGACCCATTCGCCAATGGATTTGAACGGTGCAAGGATACCATTCAGCAAGCCCTGAATAATATCACCGCCGATTTCAGCCATGACCGTAGACGGACTGTGAATACCGAACAGGTTTTTGAACCAGTTTACAAACGGGTCAACAATGTGGGTTTTAATCCACTGTCCGGGGTTGGAAAAGAACTCAGTAATACCCTTCGTGAAGCCGTTCCACAGGTCAGTACCAGCCTGCTTAATACTTGCCCACTTATCCTCGCCCAGTAGAGCGGAACAGAAGGGGTTGATGATATTTGTCCAAACCCAGGAACCGATATTTACCAGACCTCTGCCAATCCACTTGAGGATATTTGCGCCTGTTTCCTTCCAGTTCTGACCCTTGATTTCTTTATCCCACCAGGACTTAATGTCAGCACCGATACTTCCAAAGAACCCACCCAGGAATTGCACCGCAGAACGGATAGCTGTACCTAATGCCGTAAAGATACTGGTAGCTACACCAGACCAGTCAATATTGGTTACAAAGTCCTTGATTTTCTGCCACAAGGTACTTCCCAATTCAGACCAGTCATACTTGTTAAACCAATGGGTGACTTCATCAAAAGCACCCTTGAAGAAATCACAGATACTTACTGCGATAAGTCCCCAGTCCAACTCTGTCAGCGCACCGATAAGAATATCAATGAGGGGCAGACCCAAGAAGAATTGTGCAAACAACCTTCCGACAAAGGAGAAGTCAATCTGCTCAATCGCTCCATTCAGAAGTTCCGCAATATGCGTACCAATCCGGGTAAAGTTCACCGTGTCGATGAACCAGTATGCGGTCTGCACCGCAGCGTTAATGCCATAGCCCAGCTTGCTTCCAAGCCCATACCAGTCAACACTGTCAAACAACTCATTGACCTTCTCACCCAGAAGTGTACCCAGGGTTTTCCAGTCAGCGTTATCAAACGCTTCTTTGAGTCGGTCTGCAAAATCACTAACATTACTGTCAATGGGAAGTTCTTCAAACATGGAACCGTAGTCGGCTCCACCACCGCCACCGCCGCTGGAACTGTCATTCTCCATAATCATGTTCAGTTCATCAATGCCCGTAGTGGCGTTTTTGATTTCCTTCGCTGCATCAGAAGCAGCACCGCCAGCACCAGATAGTGCTTCTCCATAAGAGGTTGCAGACTTCTTCGCCGCCGTAAAGGTAGACGCACCAGAGAGTCTTGCAATCAGCATGTTAATGTAGTTCAGCAGGGTTACGATTTTTCCAATTACAAAGTCGATTGCCGGGGCAATCGCATTGATGATAGGCGCAGCCATCGCACCCAGACTGTTCTTGAGATACAGTGCGCTGGTTGCCAGACTGTTCATGCTGGAAGCGAACTGACCTCCCATCAGGTTACTGTACTGATAGAGGTTGTTGATACCGTCCTTGAAAGCCTTAGTCAACTGTGCAATCGCAAAACGCGCCAAACGGTACATAGCAATACGCTTCAAGCTGGACAGGAATTGCCCCAGACCAGCCGTGTGCTGCTTCATGCTGGAAGCAAACTTCGCACCAATGGACTTAGGAAAATTCGCGCAAGTCTGCATCACGCTTTTAGCCTTTGCGCCCAGCTTAGACATGCCTGCACTCAGTCTTTGCAGAACGCCAGTGCCAGCAGTCCATCCCTTAGAGAACACACCACCAATACTGCTCAGTACATTCTTCAAAGCGTTGCTACGCCCGGTTGCCTGCTGAACTGCATTGCTGACTTCCTGTACCTGACTGGTTGCCTGCGTCACTCCGCTTGTGGCGGGTGTTACTGCGGCAGCAGGGTCTACGGTAGTGTTGGGTACGATGTTCTTAGGTACACTGACCTTCGGAACCTTCACACTGCCAACCTCTTTCAGGTCACGCAGGGCTTTCCCCAAATCCTCAAGACGTTCAATGTCACTCAGCCTGATATTATCCAGCGCAGAACCAATTTCAGTAATGCGCTTAGAAATCGTGCTGGAAATCTTTACGTCATTCAGACCCTTCAAAGCATTAGTCATTTCCGTCAGCTTGTCAGACTTCAAGGAATTGGTTGCCGTGGTCAACCGCTCAAGCTGCTTCACGGAAGAACCCAGTCCTAAACCGCCCTTGAGTGCCTTTTTCAGGCTACCCAGACTTTTACTCAGTGCGTCAATACCTTTGGCACTTTCTTCCGCTTTTGTTTCAATTTGAAACTCAAGACCTTCCATCTCAATCGCCATTGTCAACTTCCCCTCCTTCCTTTAATTTTTGTTCAAAGCGTTTGTTGAAGGAGTCCACCATGCGCCGCATAGCAGCCTTGCCGTTTTCAAGCATCTGCTTCTTCTTACGTTCTTCCTGCTCCCGGTTACCAGTATGAGTAATCGGTACGGGTTCGGAACGGAAGGGGAAGGGTTTACCCTTCTTACTCAACGGGTTAAATACAGGGGATACATCAATCAACGCTTCGTAGAGATATACGGCTTGTAGCCACAGTTCGGAGTTCTTACGCTCCCTACGCAGTTCATCAGCTTCACGGTAATACTTCACCATGTCAGCAGCCCCATCCCAGAAATCGTGATAGGACATGCCTATGCTCATGTAGTAACTGCACAGTTCCTCAAACTTCTCACCGAACTTTTTATCTTCGTAACGCAAAAGCAGGGACGGACGGCTTGTGCCGCCGCCCCTGTTATCATCCGCAGACGGTGAACCCGTTACCAGTTCGCCGCCCAGTCCACGTTTTTTGCAGTATCATCAGGCTCCTGCATCAGGGACGCGATAGGCTCGTTGTACATCTCAGCCAGCTTCTCAATAAGTTTGTCCTTATTGGGCATACCAGCGTAGATAGCATCAATCACGTCAGGCTTCACGAACCTGTGATGTGCCTTGAAAGCACCTGCGAAAAGCGCGGGGAGAAGGGTCATAGGACGGTCATCAATGTTTCTTGCGACAAACCCTTCGTCCTCCATCTGCTTGATTGTTCTCCGGGTAAATTCCAGAGTGTAGTCCTTACCTTCGTAAGTGAAGTTAATCTGTTTAGCCATTGCTTAAATCCTCCAATTCTTGAAATTGAGTGCGCCCAGCGGCTTACTCATACGCGATGACAGTAGAAGGGGCAATCATAATGCCCATGCCGCGAACTTCGTTCACGCCGCCACCAGTGACACGGACGGAAAGCTGACCAGTGAAGGAGAACTTACCCTCAGTGCCAGTAGGAGTCACAGTGCCATCCTCGTTCTCAGTACCGCCGAACCAGACAGCGTAACCTTCGTACTTGCGCTCAAGTTCCTTGAGTGCCAGGAAGCCGTCATGGTCATAGTTGGTGTTGAAATTCAGACCCTCGTTACCCTGGATACCCATGATGAAAGTCTGCATACGGTCAGACAGAGTGGTGGTTTCCAGCATCTCAGGGTCAGTACCCAGGTCAGGGAACTCGGTAATATCCACCAGCTTCTCATAATCTTCCGCGCCATCCTTCTTGTGCATCAGGAAAGTCATATAAGTGCTTGTAGCAGCCATTGTCTTTTACCTCCTATAGAAATGTTTTCCATCAGTGGCTACCCTATATCGGGCAACCAATCTGTAGATTGTCGCGTCCTCCATGTTAGGAACAGGAGTCAGTGCCAAACGCTTGAAGTTCATCCTGAACAGGATTTCATCAATCACGTTCATAATGGACTTACATTCGCTTTTCCTTCCTTCCGTCTTATTGGAATAGACGTTTACTTCAAACATGACCTGTGCAAATTCAGCACTCCCGGTCATCTTTGCGGATATAACCGCGTTATCACTCTGGGTGATACTCACGTGAGGGAAAACGGAAGGAGCGTTCACATACTCACCAGCAATATCAATGCCGGGGAACTTCTCACGTAAGACTCTTGCAACGCGGGTATAGACCTCGTTTTCGCAGTCAATCATACGTACACCCTCCTTGCGATTTCCTCAAATTTTTCTTCCAACTCGCGGACAGTCTGGTACATGCTCATGTTGGCAGGATTACCATAGGTGTGTACCTCTCCGACATGTTTTCCTTCTGCGATAACCTCACCGTGGCTTCCGGGGTCACCCTGATAACGCCAACCTTGTTCCAGTCTACCCAGTCGGTAGCCATACTCTCCGCGAACCATACCGTGCTTGCCAGCTTCCGGGTGATTGTCGGGATACTTCACGCCTGTACCAAACTCAATGAAAAGCGTTGCGCCGCCCACCGCCACAACTGCGGTCTTGAAATCCCCGCACTGCTCAACGGAAACAGATACATCATTTGTACCGTCATAGACGGCATTTCCGAACTTTGCTTTTGCAATTTCCATACCTTCATCAGCCAGGGCTTGCACGAACTCTTTAGTCTTAGTGACCAACCACTTCTTGTAGTCCTCAAGTTCCTTGATAGCCTGGTCAATTCCAGCAGGAGTGAGTTTGACTTTAATCACGCGCTTCTTCACGATACCTTCACCTTACTTACTGCATACGATATAGCGTTCAAAGACCTTGCCACACGGCGAACCGTGTAATCATAGGTCGGTTTACCATCTTTGAAAGCAGGTTCCTTGTCGATAAACAAGACCGTGTTTTCGTCAATGGGGCAGTCCATATCATCAGTAATCAATACCTTGTCATAGGACTCCAAATTGCCAAACATTTCAGTCTGAGCATACCCCGTTGCCGGGGATACACTACACATCAGTTTGACAGGTTCAGCATACCCTACGCCATATTCACCAGTTTCATAGCCGTCCGCATCCTTCAACGCAACGCGCTCTTTATACAGACAGTAATGAACCGGGGTCAGGTTTCGTTTCATCAGCTTCATGCCAGCACCCCCGCCATCGGGGTAATGCGCCGCAGCAAGGTAGGGGGAATATCGCCGTCCTCATAGGAACGGGACACACCGTTTTCACTGTGCGCCGTTTCACCCTCCGCACCGCGCTTGTTCAGCATATACGCCGCGATTTCAACCTGCACCGTATGGTAGGGAGTCGGCACTTCCTCCGCTCCCGTTCCATACGGGTATGCTTTAGTTACCACCACGTTCTTAGCCAAGAGAAGATAGGTGGACAGCACGTCCTGGTCGGTTTCACCCGTCATCTTCTCAAGCATTTTCAGCTTGTCAGCATCCGTCATGTTGTCCACCCTCCTTCCTTAATTACTCCGCAGCAGCGGCTACGCCGATTTCAGCAGCGTTAGCCACATATACGGAACGGCTGTAGGTAGGCTTCTCAAAGGCAGTAGAGATACCAGTGAACTTGCCGTGATACCATTCGGGACCGTGGTCAAGACCAATCTGACCGAAAAGCTGATACTTCTCGCCAGCACCAGTCTTAGCAAGCTGCTCCAGGAAGAAGTTGCCCTTGCCAGGAACAGGCTGATACACAGGAGCGATAACGTCCAGGTTCAGAAGCAGTGCAGTACCAGCAGGCAGGCACTCGCCCAGATGCAGGTAGACAACGCCCAGAGGGGTAATCACACTGGACAGTGCGATACCGTTAATCTCACGGGCAGCGGGAACCACAGTCAGACCATTCTGAACAGCGTCAGCGTTAATCTGGAACAGGGTGACCGCATCGCACCACAGGCACAGACCGTCAGTAGGAGCGTTGGCACCGTAAATCTTCTTCATCATGTCAGCAATGTCCCACAGACCCAGGGGCTTGTTGCCCATCGCAGTGACGTTGGAAGTGATAG